ACTTACAGTCACAATTAGCGCAGGCACAAGAAGAACTCAAGAGAATGCGAGGTGACTTGCAGACTCGTGAAAGAGAAGTGTTCCATGCTAACATGAGGGCAGAGATAAGTGAAGCTACCAAACCAGTTTCTGATGCGGTAAGCAATATCAAGTCTAATGCTAAATTGGAACAAGCACGACAAAGAGATAAAACTCGCATGGTCGGTGAGGAATTATCTGTCGTAAAACAAGCGATTAACTCAGAACCAGAAGCTCCGCAAGCATAGCGGATAACTTTAAAGGAGCATCGTCATGACAAATGAAGACCAGAAAAATCAGAATGAAGAAATGAATGAAGATAACCTTATAGCTGAACTTGATAAGTTCAACTCAGGCTCTTTACCTGAAGATGAAACACAGCAGTTAGAAGAACAAACTGAAGAAACATCTGAAGAAGTTCAGGAAAGTCAATCTGAAGAGAAAGTTGATGAAGAACAATCAAATGAAAACGAATCCGAGATTGAGCAATGGCTCATCGAGAATAAATTCAAAAATGATGAGGAAGGCAAACAAAAGCTAGCAGAAGCTTATAAGCAACTCCAGTCTAAAACAGATAAGGAAAGAAATGAATGGGGTACTGAAAAGCAGAAATTTGAAAAGCTAGCTCAGTTAGATGACTTTCTTAGCAACAATCCTGATGTTGTAAAAAAACTGACAGAATCTGTTCAGCAAAAACAAAAGGATGTGAATGCACCGCCTGTTAAGCCTGATGATTATGATATTCTAGATGAAAGCGTTGATAACTCTAGCTCCGCAAAATGGAGAGCAGAACATGACAAATGGCTTATTCGTCAAGGTGCTACTCAAGCCATGATGGAGGTTGAAAAATTAAAATCTGAGCTAAATCAGTCTCAGGCTTTTGATGCAGAAACCGCAGAGTTACAGAAAATGGGGTTAAGCGATACAGATATTGTAGAGTATAGACAATTTATGGCTGACCCAAATAATGTTTCTCAGGAGAACTTAGTTCGTATTTGGCAAACTTTATCAAATAAAGGGGATAATTCTGAACCAAAAAAAGTTGAGCAAAAACCAAAAGTAAAAAATAAACCTAATAGTGCAGCTTCTGTTAGCGGTAATGCACCACAGGCAATCGAACCAGAGGAAAAAGCAGTAGACGATTTTTGGAAAGGAATTATGCAATTTAATAATTCAAATAGGTAGTGTTATAATGCGAAAGGATTGTAGCGCTACTGTGACATAAAACGGAGGTAGAAATGTCTACAACAAGTTACGGTTCTGGAACTGCTCTCCAATTCTCAGATGGGTCTCAAAGACAAGTCTTAGAATTAGGAGACAAAATCCATTACTACAATCCAAATGTTACTCCCATTTTCTCACTTTTTGGGCAACAGTCAGTTGTGACTCCAGTTCCTATTTTTGAGTGGATGGAAGATGAGTACATGATTAAAAAAACAGAGAAGTTCAATATTACTTCTTCAGATGTTGCTGATACAGCAGATGGTGGTATCAATGGACACCACACAATTCTAATTGCAGAAAGACAAGCTCAAATGGAAATGTTTGAAGTTGGAGGTATATATTCTGCTAGTGTTGCAGGTGGTTCTGCTGCTCTTCAAACTGCTGTTACTCACTTTATTTGCATTGCTGTTGGTAAAGATGTAAACCATGCTAGCGCAACAGATAAAATGGCTCAGTTTGTTGGAGCGCATGCTCATGCAAGTCTTGATGCTTATAATGTAGAAGCCTGTGCTGATGGTTCAGACTTAATTACAGCAGATGCATCTGGTGTTTTAACATTGTCATATGTTGCAAATGCTGGTCTTTTTTATGACAATGCTGTCGCAACATCTTATTATGGCTATCAAACACATAGTGGAAGTAATGGATTTGGTGAAGCTAATTTTGCTGATGCTGATTATTTCATTAGAGAAAATGGAATAGCTGGAATTGCTGAAGGCTCTGCTGTTGGTGTTGAAACTCGTAAGAAAGTTCGTAGGTTGAAAAATTGTACTCAAATTTTTCGTGAGCCTTATACCATTACAAATACTGCAAAAGTATCTGAGCAATATGGTGGCCCTGAACTTTCAAGGTTGCAAGCTAGAAAGCTAGCTAAGATAAAAGGTGACATTGAGTTTGCTATGCTTACTAATGGTGCTATTTCTCTTGATGCTAGTGCAGAAAATCCAAAAAGAACATTTCAAGGAATAGGTCTTGGAACTTCTAATGGTTCTATTTCATCTTTGAATGGGTTTGATAATTCTAATCTTCAATTAAGTTATTCTTCTGGTACTTTAAGTAATATGGACTCACTTACTGAGTTTATATTCTCAGATATGGTAGCTGGAAGTATGACGAAGACAGTATTTGCATCAAACAAATGGATGGTAAAGCTAGCAGCAATGACTAGAAGTGCTGATACTGGATTTTATGATTCTGGTGAAGAAACAAAGGGTGGATTAAGAGTTCGTTCTTATCTTGGCCCTGTTGGTGAGCTTAACTTTGTCCCTCATCCTTATTTAAAGGGTGCGTATGAAGATTATGCAGTAGCGATTGACCCTGCGAACTTTTCAGTTCGTCCTTTGGCTGGTCGTGATATGCAACTTCGTACAGACATTGTTCAGGATGGTCGTGATGGTCAGACTGATGAGTGGCTAATGGAAGTTGGTATGGAAGTTCGTAATGAACAAACTCATGCCGTTCTAAAGCTAAGCTAGAACCTAATAATCGCTTAGGGGGTGAGCATGCTCATCCCCTAAGTTAGGAGTAAGTATGAATCAAATAACATACGGAACTGGGTCAACAGGATTTAGTGATGGTTCTAGTCGATTAGTTTCTACATTAAAAAAGAAAAAAACTCGTTTTCGTAAAAAACGCAAAAAGAAGAGGTATTAATGCGCTATCAAGAAGCATATGAATTAGTTGATGCAGGTGTAGTTGCAGGTGGTATAGAGATACCTGTTTCTCATAATTTAATAGAAATATACTTTGACCAATCTGTAAACGATATTGCAATGAGGTCTGTTAAGAAAAAAGACTTTCAATCTTTTTCTTCTGGAGGCAAAGAGCATATTTTTACAAAATCTAATTATTCAGGGCAGATTTATAAAGTAGAGCTAGACCAAAAAGATGTTCCTTTTGTTGATGAATCAGCAGTTATTTCTAATGTTGATGATGATGATATTTCAAATATTGGATACTATATTAAAACAGATTTTTCTACAGGTTCAATTACAGGAGTTAGCTCAGCTTCTCCAAGTGTCGTAACATCTGCTTCTCACGGACTTAGCACAGGAGACTTTGTAATATTTAGTGAAATAAAAGGTCATTATACAACAGCAAGTAAAATTTCTCATTTAAACAGCAAAAGACTTGCAGTTACTAAATTAGATGACAATAGTTTTTCTGTAGCAGTAGATTCTTCAAGCGGAACAACAGCATATTCTAGTGGTGGAGTATGGCAAGAAGATACTCATAAAATTTTATTAACAAAAAATCCTGATGCTAGTACACCTTTAAAAGTTTATTACTATGCTAAACCAGAACAAAAATCAAGTATGTCTAGTAGAATAGATTTGCCAGAACAACTAATTCCAGCAGCTATTCATAATACACTAGGTCATTTTTTAAATCTTGGAGGAAATCTTCAAGTTGGTAGCGGGCATATGGGATTAGCAAAAAAACTAGAACAGGAATACATTGAAACATCAAGGGCAAAAGAACCTATGCCTCATTTGATACCAAATCCTATGCAGGTTTTTGTAACAACAGAGAATGGTTCAATAAACAATTTAACTGGAGCAGATGATTAATGGCTACTTTTCAAGTAAGAATAGAAGACATAATAGGAGAAACAGCAAGTGTTGGTTCTGATGATTCTTCAGCAAACGAACAAGCAATTCAAGATGCTTTGCAAGATACAGCAAAAGATATTATTAACAAGGTAAGACCTGAAATTTTAATACAGTTTTCTACTAAATCATCAAATGTTACCTCTAATCCTATTGCTACTGACATTGAAAATTCTAGAATACTTTTAGTTGAAAGAAGAGAAGATGATGATACGACTAGCTTATATTTATCATGTGTTTATTCAGATGCTTCTTTGCAAGGAAAAATTCAAAATCCTCATAGCATTTTTTTTGCTACTGATGAATCTCCTAGATGGACATTTAACGATAATGATGTTTATGTTTATCCTGAACCAGCGACTAATAACCCTTGCAGATTCTACTCTATGGACAATCCTACTATTGAGCATAATGCTAGCTCTGTAAGTAAATTCCCAGATGAGCTAGAACATGCTTTGGTTATCGGTGCTAGCGCAAGATTAAAACAAAGACAGATTACATTTTTCAATGAAGACGAAGACCCTGAAATTGTATCGCTACATCGCTCTCAATATCAAGAGCTTATAGGAGAATATAATAATGCATTAGCGCCATTTATGAATACAGGAAGCTAATGGCAAAGCAAACATACAAAATTGAAATGTTTCATGGGGGACTAAATACAAATGCAGACCCTAGAGACATGGATGAAAAAGAATCCCTTGATTTAACTGGTGTTAATATAAGTAACATTGGAAGATTAGAGACTTTAGGTCAATTTACTAGAGATGCAAGTACAAGCCACACATTACAAATATTGCCAAACAGAGGTTTGTTTACAATGTCTTCAGATAAAAAAATTGATGGCACAAGTAGTATTGAGACCTTTATTGTCGCATATGATGATGGTGAAAGCGCTATTGATATAAGAGATAGCGGAGGATGGAATGCTAATCAAATAACTACTTTTGATAGCGATTTGCCCGTTTTTTATGTCGGAGATGGTAATTTAAGAGTTGCGGATGGAGAGTTCGATGATGCTGTTAATAATAAATGGTTTGGATATATAAATTATATTTTATTTGATAGCTTAAATGCTGATTCAGGTAACGCAGCTTATGATAGCACAGCTATTGGATGGACTCAAGCTAATCAAGAAATAAAATCTCCTACTATTGGTAATTGTTTAATATCTACTCCTTTTGCTGGTAGTGATAGCAATGGAGTTAATTCTAGCGCATCTGAATATATTGGCAATGTAGCTGATGCAAGCGGAGAAGATGTAGCTGATGTTCAAAGTGTAAATTTAAGAGTAGGCTTACAGTTTAATGAGCTTTTACCAAATGCTCATGGTGACTGGACTGGAACTCATGTTAACCTTACTACCGATACTACTTACTATCCATTAATAGGAAATGTAAATGTTAAAGCAACTTCATCTGCAAGTCAGCCTCTTTCAACAATAAAAGATGTAAGTCAAGATTTTTCAATAAATGAAGAACAAAGTTTTGTAATGGGATTTTACATAACAGCTTCTGAATATGCAGATTTAAAAAGAGTAAATATTACCTGCCACACAACAGATAGTGATGGTGGAGATAATGTTGCTGTTAAATATAGATTTACAAAAGAAGAATTAATTTCTGATGCTTGGAACTTACTTGTTTGTTCAATAAATAATACAACTGGTGGAGAATATACTTTTGGAGATACTCTTACTAGATGGGTTTTACAAGTTGTTGATGGAGATGGTAGCTCTGCTAGTCCTACATTTTGGCTTAGTGGCCCTGTGCTAGCTAAAAATTCTTTTGTATCAGGTTTTCAGCCTGGAATATATGAATTTTATCATTCTTATCTATATGATGAAGAAAAACAAGAATCTCTTCCTTTTAAGTTTACAGATACTGGTTCAGGAAATGTAAATAAACTAAATGTATCGGGAGAGTCAGTTTTATTTAATTTTGATTCTTATATAAATCCTCACAATAGCGCTGGAACACCTGTTTATTCTTTAAGTAAACGTATTGTTGGTTCAAGACTGTACTATAAGCTAGAAGAAAACGATAATTTTTATTTAATAGGAGAACTTGATTTTATTGATAAGGGTTTTAAATGGTTTCCTGAAGGAGATACATTAGTTTACTCTATGGCAAATGTAACTGGAGATGGAGACCCTTCAGATGATACTTTTTATAAAACATGCGTAATTGTAAAAGCCATAACTCCTTTGTCTGCTAATATTATAGATACATTTAAAACTATAAATGGATATAGTGGTTCTGTAAAGTCTATTGAAGCAAAGTTTAAAACAGCAGTTGTTCAAGGTAGAAGAACATATATTGGTAATGTAAGACAAAATGGAAAAAACTATCCTGATAGAATAATAAAAAGTAAAATAAATAACTTTGATGTTTTTCCAGATAAAATAGGAGCTATAGATGTTGTTGTTAACGACGGAGAAAGCATTGTTAAGCTAGAAACTTTTGCTGACAGAATACTACAGTATAAAGAAAAAACTTTATATATTATAAATGTTGCTGAAAGTGTTGATTTTTTAGAAGAAACGGTTGAAGGAAAAGGTGTTGCATTTGATTATCATGTTGTAAAAACTGATTTTGGTATAGCTTGGTTTAATAAGTTAGGAGCATATTTATATACAGGTAGAGATGTAATTAATTTATTAGAAAGACAGGGAAGAAGACTTTTGAGCGAGGCATATTGGGAAGCATTTGTAACAGATGCAGAAGATGGTAGTGCAGATGATTTAGATATGAGTTCTGCTCATATAGGACATATACCTCAAAGTAAACAAATTTTAATAAAAAATGAAAATATGGATGTTTTAATATATGATTTTGTAATTCAAGCTTGGACAAGAGGTGAAGTTTTAGCTTACGATGTAGGTGGAGGAGTTAGCAATTTTGCAAACAACGCAAATAGAGAGTTATTTTATCTAACAAATACAGATTCTGATGTTATGACATGGGATGCATCTCCTTCTACTGGAAATCCAGTAAAATTTATTACTAAAGATATTGATTTTGGTCAACCATCTGTAAGAAAAAAAGTTTATAAAGTTTATATATCTTACACTTCTGGTGCAGGTGGTGTGCCTAGCTTTAGATATGGAGTAAATGGAGATACTACACCAACAAATAGTCCAGTTGCTGTAACTGCTTTTGCTAATAATCAACCAGAGTGGACTCAAGCAGAATATAAATTTAACTCAGATGCTAATAATTGTTTTTCTTTACAATTACAGTTTGGAGAGTCTAGTGTAGGTGGTGGCTTTAAAATAAATGATATAACAATTATCTATAGAATGAAAAGTGTTAAGTAATGGCATTAAATAGACAAGAAAGAAAATTATTACATCAAAAATCTAATCAACCTACTCTTGGTTCAGGTGTTCCAAACTCAAGAGAAGGAAACGAAGGAGATGTAGCTTACAGAAATATAAAAGGTTCTGGAGTTGTTCAGTTTTTAAAAACAAACAATGAATGGGTTGCTATATCTTCTAGCGGAGAAATGCCAAAAGCAAGAACACCTGTAAGCAATAGACAAAGTGTTTCTGGTGGAGTTGGACAGCATGGTTCTTTAACTGGTTTAGGAAGCGACCATCATACTCAATATTTACTTATATCTGGAACTAGGGCAATGTCAGGAAATCTAGATATGGGTAGTCAGAGCATAACATCTGTTAATAGCGTAACAGCTTCAGGAACTATACAAGCTGAACAACTTACATCTACTGATGATGCTTCTATATCAGATGCTTTAGATGTAGATGGGCATACTACACTAGACCAAGTAACAATAGATACTACAGATGGAGCATTTGCTGTAAGCGGAGGAAATCCTATTTCATTAACGACAACTGGTTCTAATGATATTAACATTACAACAGCACAAACTTTAGACGTAGGGGTTTCTACTAATTATGAATTAAGTGTAGATGGAAATTGTGATTGGGATACTGCTGATGTTGATTGGGATAATTCTGCTACTTTTGATTTAAGGTCTATAGGAAATATTACCATACATACAGCTGGAAGAGATGCAGATAGTAGCGGAAATGATGATGCTTCAAATACTATTTTAATAAAAAATGCAAATAGTAATAATTCTGATTTTACAGGAATACATATAAAAACAGATTCTCAAGGAGCTGCTAATTCTCATAATGATATACTAATAGAGTGTGCTAATGTAGCTGCTAAAGGAAGTACTTATGGCGTAGATATAAGAAGTTTAAATAATATAAGAATAAGAGCTGAGAATACTAATTCAGGCACGGCAACAGGTCTTTTAATGAGAGCAACAGGCCCTATAGATATAGGCGTAGCTTCTGGATTAACTCCTCACACGAGTAAAGAAAGAGTAAAAATACACGGAACAAATGGAATAGATTTTGCAGTTTTATATAGAGATAGTAGTGACGCTGCTATTAATACAACAGATGCTAAATGGGATAAAATAGATACATATAATTTAGTAAGGGCAATGACCTATAGAACAAGCACTACAGTTGCTTGGGAAACGGATACAACTTGTCATGTTACAAGTGGTAGCCCTACAGTTACACATGATTCTAATACTAGAATATTAAAAGGTCAAAAAGTAACAGGAACTGGAATACCTGCCAATACATTTGTAGGGGGCACTGTAACCGCAACTGAGTTTACATTAAAAAATTCTTCGGATGTAGATGTTAATGCTACTGCTGGTGATGGGTCAGAAATAACTTTGCAATTTTTTAATCCAAGTGCAATAGAAGAAGACAATAGAATAGGTATAGTTAATAAAGACAATGATGACAATGCATTAGGAACTGTTTGGCAAATAACTGTTTATTACACATGCTCTTCTACAAAAAAGAATTTACAAATATTTTATCTTTATTTTACAAGTTCAAGTAGTTTTGATATACATACAGCCGTTGAAGATTTACATTCTTCTTCAGCTGCTGGTGTATTGAATTGGGATTCCAATCAAGGCATAACATGGCAAAATGAAGATACTCAAGATGCTACAGTTAGAGCTTCTGCTTTAAGAATACAAAGCGGTACTAACGATTTTTAAATAAGGATATATTATGGCAACAATACAAGAACTATTAGAACAAAGAGCAGGGGGAGTTGGACAAGCTCGTTCTGATGTAAATTTTTTACTAAAACAGATACAGCAAAGAATGAGGACTGCTCAAGAACAAGATAGGCAAAGAGCTAAAAATATAAAAAGCGCAGGGAAAACAGGCTTAGATGCTATTAAGACAAGAAGAGATTTTTTATTAGCAAAAAGAGGAAACCCTAATTTATCTTTTAAAGATTTTTTAACAGATAGTAGAACATCTGGTAAGTTTATGGAACAAGGCGTAAACCGAGTTGTTTCTGGCGAATCTCCTAGACTAACAATGTCTGAAACATTAAATCCTTTTAGTAGGAATTATGCTAGAGACTTAAATGTTGAAAGAGCTGAAAATGCAGAAATGCTCCAAAACCTAAGAAGAGGAACAGCTCCATCTGCTGAAGCTAGCATGCTACCTAATCAACCACTTGGTGAAATGCCAGGATTTGATGACTTTTCAAATTTACCAAGTCCTCCTCCACCTGCAATGGGAGATGTTTCAGGTGAAGGATTATCTGCATTATTAAGAAGAGGTCAAACTCCAATAGTTCCTGAAGTTACTACTCAATACGCTAGTCCTTCTCAGGTTGCATCTATGACAAAAGCAAACCCAATACAAATGGAAGCTGTAGATGCTATTCAGTCTCCTTTAGGTGGAATAAGAAGAGCAAGTGATGGTTTAGGAAACATAGAAAGCGTACCTATGCCTGATTCTCCTTTTGGTCAAGCAAAACAAACAATAGATGGTCAAAATATTGAAGGAGTAAATATGGTTAGAGAAAGACTAAATAGAATGCTAGATGGCTCTTTATCTACCTCTCCATCTGGAGCAGGAGCATCTCCAATGCAAACTCCTAGCTTAGATTCTGGAGCGCTAGAACAAACTAGTAAACTTGGAAGTCTTGGTAGAGTTGCTGGTGGTATTGGAAGCGCAGCTTCTCTTACTTCAGGGTTAAGAGATATAGCAAGAGGACGAGGAGACTTATCAGCAGTTGCTAGAACTGCTGGAGGTGGCGTAGGTTTAGCTACTGCTTTAGGCGTGCTAAATCCTGCTTTTGGACTAGCAAGTTTAGGTCTTGGAGCTTTAAGCTCTTTAAGTAGAAGGAGATAAAAATGGCAACAAAATGGCATCCAGCATCAGGAAAATGGGGAATATTTGGAGAAACATCTGGCTCAGAAGAAGCAAGAAAAGCAACAGAAAGAATTGATGAAACTATTTCTGATATTGAAGGAAGGCGTGAAGGTTTATCTAGTTTTTATAAACAAATGGGAGACATGCAAACAGAGCAGATTAGAAGTCAGTCTCTTTCTGATATAGAAAAGTTTTTAACTGAATCTTATAACATAAGAAAAGAATCAGAAGAAAGAAAAGGTAGAACAGGCTTTGCTTTTACTGCTGACCCAGAAGTAGATACAAGACAACAAATGCTAAGAACCCAAACTCAGGGAATATTAGAAGATGCTGAGTTTCGTAAAAGAACATCAGACTTGAACTTAGCACAAAGAAGACAAACAGACCTGTTTGCCCTAGAAGATTTAATTAGAAATTTACAATTAGAAAGAGAAAGTTATTCTTAGGAGTTTATAATGGCCTATAGAGACCCAACATTTAATGCAAACATACTTACTGACTTATTAAGTACATACTTACAACAAAAATCAAACGAAAGAGACAGGTATTTTAAAGCAGAACAACAGGCAAATAAACCTCAATATAGAACAGTAGACGGAAATTTAGTAGAGATTGGCAGAGGAGGACAAGTAAGAACTTTAATATCAAAACAAAAAGAAGAAAAAGAACCTAAGTTTGAAGATTTTGCTAAAGATGGAATGATAAATAAAGGTCAATTTATGGGTAGAGACTATGTGCAAAGCTCAAGAGATAAAAAATTTGGTATGCCAGAATTTTATAAATTTACAGGTAGTAGCAGACCACAATTTAAGCCAGAAGATAAAGACAAAAGAAAAAGACAAATAGAAGATAAAGATATTTCTAGAATGGTTTCTGACCGTAATACATTATTAAGAAGAAAAAATAAAAATTATGATGTTACAGATTTGATGATGATAGAAAAAGGCATGATACCTAAAGATTTTACAAACGAAGACCAACAAAGACTTGACGATATAGAAAAAAAATTAGTTAAAAAAGGTTTTGATATATTTGGACAAGAAAAAATGTTAAATGATTCTAGCGCACCTAAAGTTAGTAAAGGAAGTTTTTGGGAAGATTAATTATGTCTCAAAATGCTCAAAAATTATTTAATTATTTACAAGAAAATGAGTCCAATCCAGAAGTTTTTGGAGACTTTGATGTTTTTCAAGAACAGCTAAAAGACCCAGAAAAAGCAGAAAAACTTAGAAATTATTTAGGAAATGAAGAAGCTTTTGGTGATTCTGCTACATTTTATAACAAAATAAATGAAGCACCTATAAAACAACAAGAAAACACTTTACCTCTTGATTCTAATATTGTAACAACAACAAAAGATGATTCTGGTACAGATATATTAGATTTAGAAATGAAAAATCCAGGAGCTTCTGCACCTGCTCTAGCTCAAATAAACAATCCTGATTACGAAACAAATCAAGTAATAGATAGCTCAGACCACGGATATTTTCAAATAAACAATAAATATTGGGATGATACCTCTTCAGTTCTTTTTAATAAACCAGTA